CCGTAAGCGACGGAAAAGTTGCTTACCCAGGGACCGGCTAAGCCTCATCACAATTTACGTGATGAGGTGGCCGCTTGGGTCCCCCACTCTCGGCTTACGCCGATGTCACATCCCTAATAGGGTGTGACCCACTTTGGCTTGATGCGGACGGCCATCGGACGTCCAGCACGTTCTAGGTGCTCCCCATCAGCTGAAGCTGGGAACATTAGGTGGTGCCACTCACGGTAAAGTGAGTGGTCATCCTCCGATTGTTCGCCAAGCTCTGACTTAAGGAAACACTTAAGCAGAGCACCATACCCATCCAGAGGATCTCTGGGGAGTTTGGCGCAAACTACGTAGGCAAGAACTTCATGCCTATGCAGTTGGTCATTCCACCGACAAGAGTCCTTATCGAACCCAAGGAAGGAGAAACGACCCAGCGCGGAGCATCGATCTGTCACTACCGGATAGTGCTTTAGCACCCCCCGGATGACGTCATCGAGCCATTTGCAAGTCTCCCAGTAGCCTGCTAAATAAAACAGGTTTCTGGTTTCGACTAGCGAAATGACCTCCGCCACGTGCCTCCGTTGCGTCGGGAACTCACGACGGACCTTGACTATGCTAACGTCATGGCCATCGTAATATTCCTTTCCACAAGACTCTCTGAACTTACCAGTCCAGAAAGACTTGTTGATCCCCACTACAGCACCAAATGCCTGTAGAGTGGATACAACGGATTCGACACAATCTGTGGGGACAATTATATCATCCCCATAGATGCGCACACGGCGAGAATGACTAACTACCATTCTCTCCGTAACGGGTGAGTTAAGCTCTCTTTCAATTCCCAGAAAGACTAGGGTCAAGAAGACCATAGCCTCGACCGGGAAACAGAGAGCTGAACCCATAGACGCGAACTTGGCTAGGTGTTGAACACCATGACCAGGTACATCAGCCGTCTCCGAGCGAGAAGCCATAACCGCATTATGCAAGTGCGGGAATGACTTGAACATCTCGTTTACCAGCTGATTCGAAACACGATCGGATGCCTCACTAAGATCTAGTGTGGCTAGTTTCCCGGTAAGGGAACCCATCCGGGCCAAGCGCTGATTAGGCTCTTGGTGACGGAATCCAATTAGACGGTTGAGAACAGGATTGTTCTCAACAGCCTCATACAATTCACGGCGAAGCGCCTGCTGTGCGAACTGCATAGCAGTGGGCTCCATCGCGATAATGCGTGGTGTTTTGAGCGTTTTAGGAACCGTGATTACCTTAGCGGGAATCTCGGAACCAGGTTCGAGGATGTCAATCGCCTCCAAATCACTCACGAATGAGTAATTCGGAATGAGGTACTCCACAATTGGGAATGCCTCGTTAAGGCGAGCTGGATAGGAGTCTACACGATATTTTGCGTTTCCACGCAATCTATCGGCGGTAGCTCCTGGTCCATGCTTCGGGAATAGCTCATAGTTGTAGACCTTCCGGTCTACGCGTTTGAGCATCTTCCAGAACAACGTATTTGATACTCGGCGGAAGTCTGCCAAATCAATGGCGCTTCTACCGGCATCTCCTACGCGGACATCCTGCTCACACTCGATGTACCCTTGCATCGCCTTCCGATCCCTTGCACGTGTGCAGGGGAGAAGGATCTTGCCGAACATCAACGTAAGTTGACGGACTGCAAGAATTGCATCGATGCTCGGTGACTCGAGTAGCTCACCAGTACTGCGATCGAACACCTGCTCCAGCAAACCTCCCATGAAACGGGGGAGAGCTCGATCATAGCTAAACGAGCTATGATCAGAGGGAGACACCCAGCGTCCGGAATCAAGGCTTTGTTGAAAAGCCTTGCCGAACTCTGGAAGGGTAATCGTATAAAACGAGAACCCTTCGTGTTCGTATCGCGCGCGACATGTTTCTATGTCGCGTTTGGTGCTAGTGCCACATCTAGTGGCCGATTCTTCGGCCACCTTTTTCCAGAGTAACATTAGGCTTTTCAATACGCCTCCTAATAGAGGTGAGTATTCCTAAGCCTTATGACTCCGGTTTATCGCACTAGAGCAATGATATCCCTTTCGCCCACCAGACTTCAATTGAAGTCAGGGTGACTTGGAGAATCAAAGCTCCGGTGTTGATTAACCCGGACACCTAGTACCGATACCTTTCCATTGTTATGGGAACGTACCCTGAGGACGGCGGAAACATATCCGTCATCCTGACGTACTAGGTGGAACGTTTCCGAGATGACAGGACGGTTGAACACGGATGGACTCACAAAGGCAAATTTCTTGCCCCATGAGAACTTCCCTGCTCGCATCATATAAGCTGTCACATTAATAATGCGACAACTAGTATGAAACCCGAAAGAATGTAGCACTCGGTTCGCGAAGGCGAAGAAGTAATCTGCGTCTCCGTAGAACCAAAATGCCGATTCTTTCAGCTCTCACCACCTTCCAACTTGGTGATGAGGGCGTCCGTCGAGGCAGCCAACATGGCCTTGAAGCCATCGTAAACTGCCTTCCTTTCCGCGATCGTGTAACCGACGGTAGGTGCGTCCTCCACGACATACCAGCTCATGGAGTACTTCACGTTACTGCCGGTGAACGGGTCCGCGGCGATCTTGGAATGGTCGATCCTTGCGACGCGTCGATTGCGTCGGCCATAGGTATGGTCGACGCGCAACGCTACGAGGCCGTCACTTGACGTATACGTCGAGCCGTTCACTCGCACACTTGTGCGGGGAAGCGAAATCGGCGTTCCGCTGATAGTGATGGACTGTGGATCTGTTAGCGCCATAAGGCGTACTCCTTTAACTCCAGATCAATTCGATCTGGTTTGGTGGTGTGTAGTGCAATACTACCGCCTACCTTCGGCTTAAACCGAGGGCAGCCAATATCGACAATTGGAATGGTGACAAGCCATCCCAACTTATGCCGAAACCAAAGGGGTTTGCCTGGCGCCTAACTTTCGTTTCACTAACGATCGTTAGGGGACCAGCGTCTTTAACACTAGGGCGAAGCCCAGTGGTAGGACGGCTATAGGTATCTGTAATAATGGTATGTTCCATTATGTACCCATAGCGCATAACCAGACCACCGGTTACGAAATCGGAGAGATTCGAAATGACATCTCCCGTATTCGAAAACCAGTCTACGGCCCAGCTCCAAGGTGCAAGCTCCCAGAGAGTATCTGGGGTTAGTTCAAGGCCGAGTCTATCGGCTATAAGTGCGTACTTACCCAAAGTTGTCCGGGAGTCGTATCCGGACGGTAGAGAGTAAGTAAATGCACCCGAGAACCAACATGATGTCACCTTCTCAGTGGTGACGGTAGCTTGCGACCCTGTGAGACCCTGCTGGAACACCGAGTTGAACGGCAACATCACTTGTGATGTGTTGTTCGGTCCGACGTTCTGAGTAGAGATCTCACGCTTCAACGGGAAGTTGAAACGTCTCCGGACCACCCTACCGGCATCTCTTTCGTACTGTCGCATGACAGACTCGAGAGATGTCACGCCTTTGACGAATTTTGTTACGTCATTGGCCAAGGGTGACCAGCCGAAAGCTGTGTTCAGATATTCTGAACCTGCGTTCTTCGCAGTTAGCGTTCGGTCACGCCATGTTTGAGATCCTATGATCGACGGTAAACCGTCTTTCATTATCTCGCCTATGGCTACGGAGAGGTCCGCAACTGAGTTTGTGGGCTTACACCGGGCAATTGCAGTAGAACCAAGTGCATCCAACGCCGAATTACTCGACGGGATGAACGAGGGGAACTGCAACTTTCCAGCGAATTGGGGAAGGTAAGTCACGCAGGGTCCATCAAAAATTGCGATGAACTCTGAAGACTCATCATAAGCGTGGAAGTGTTTTACTCCACTCTTAAGATACTTTCTTTGTGAAAAGAAAGGACCTCCCAAATCCTGACCGAGGGAACGCTTATCGCGCTTTCTGAAAGGATGCCCAGTCGACACAGTAACCTGTGTCCCGTTACAGTTGCAATTGTTGTCCATGTTCGTCCTTGCGGTCGAACCTGGATCCGACGTCGTTTTGTTTTTGGCAAAACATCTGCCAGAGTTCGGCCCTTGGTAGGGCAGAACGCGACGTCTTGTTGTTTCTGTAGCGGCCGTTGAAAACTCCTCTGGGAATTGGTTCTGCCCCTTTAAGGGGCAGGGTGATGTGCACTGCACGGGGGGCCCCTAAC